TACCATATAATTTCTTGAATAATCTGCTTGTTCCCAAACCCATAAGTTTTGGTCATTACCTCTTCTTTCTAGTGGATCTTTAATAAAAGATTTTTCATAATATTCTATATATTCTGGGTAAAATACTATATCACCTGATGTACTAAAATCACAATCACACTCTTGTGCCGCCATTCTAGGATCACCTAATAATTCATCTTGTCTTTTTCTCCAAGCTTCATCTCTTTCTGGGTGTACAAACCATGGTAATTTTATAGGTAAAAAGTCATTTTCTGCTGCCTCCGCTCGAGTCCAGGTTTGATGAAACCAATTACCTGTACCATAAGGGGTGCTTAATGCTATACAACCACCTCCAGTTGCTAATGTTTGTTGTGCAGATGCCCAAATTTCTCCGATGTTATCAATAAAAGCTGCTTCATCTATTAACAGTAAAGATACTGCTTCTGATCTACCTGCATCACTTGAAGCTGATGTAGCTTTAATTTGAGAACCATTTTCAAGTCGTAGGTTTAATTTATTATTTTCAGCTGCTTTAATTTTAATCCATGAAGGTAAATTTTCATACATAAATTTTACCTTTGTAACCATGTTTTTAGCTGTTTCTTGTTTTGTTGCAATACAAAGAATATTTTTATCCTTATGGAATGTCATTAGCCATAAAGAATAACCTGCAGATAAGGTAGATAAACCTAATTGTCTAGATTTTAATACTATTGAATATGGATTATCCTGGAATAACGACAATACCTTTTCTTGGAATGGGAATAAATTGAATTGTATACGGCCCCTTTGTGGGTGTTGTATATAACAATATTTACGCATAAAATGCACTGGATCTTTGGCGCATTTTAAATATTCTGATCGTATTACTTTTTTTATATCTTGACCCATATTATTTAGCTAATAACAAAACTATTCCTCCAACTAATACAGCTCCTCCTCCAAGTTGAAATAGTTTAGTTTTTGCTTTTTGTTTTTTTAAATCAGTTTGTAGTTTTAAAGACAGCTCTTGTGATAAAGCTAGTTGATTTGTTCTGGTAAGCATTAAGGATTCAAAATTTATAACACTTTTATTTAAATTTAGTATAACACTATCTTTAAAAACTATTTTTGTTTCTAATAAGTTTAATTTTTTACTTAATAAACTTAATTCTTCTTTAGCACCGTCACCAGTTATTAAATCTTTAATTACGAGTTTCGCTATCGGTTTTTTTAATTGAATCGATTTGTTTATATCGTTCTGTGAAAAACCTTGTAAGCTCATCGTCATTAAAATTATCAACGGAATTAACTTTTTCATTTACTTTATATTTTAAAGTGACAATCTTTTTATCTTGTTGACCAATTTCTAGGTCTAATTTTACAATTTCTTGATTTAAAGTATCTATTTTAAATACTAAATCATCATTTATATGATGCAATGAATCAACTTTTGCTTCTAAAGCATCGATTTTAATATTATAATCTTCAACATATTTTTCATCCCCTAAAAATACAAAATAAATTAATGTACTTAGTAGAATAAAAATTATACTATAAGTAATTAATCTTTCTTTAGACAACATCTTTTTCTAATTTTGCAACTAGTGATTCTAACTCTTTCTTTTGTGGAGTTTTAACTCTTAAAATATCTTTAATTCTTTCTTTTTCTGCTTCGTCACCTGAACTATATTTACGAGCTAATGACTTCATTTCAGTCTCTATATTTTTTAATGCTTTAACTGCTAAATCTAATTTTTTAAATTTACCTCTAGCACCTTTAGCTGCTTTAATTGCTTTAGCATCATCATCGTCTGCATCTATATCTTCGTTCATATCGTAGTCACGGATTTGTTTTGTAACTTTATATAAACGGTCTTCTAATTTATTCAGTTCATTACCATATCTATCTGCAATTGCCCCACCTTCTGGTTCTGCTTCTTGCTCCATATCTCTGTATAATTGAGCTATTTCATCTTCTAAATCAGCTTTTATACCTCTTAAAGTTAAAACTTCATCAAAGTCAATTTTTTCAGTTAAAGTTTCAATTATATTTTCTTTTATAAACGATTTTAATTCAGATTTTCTCATTATAGTTAGATTTTATTATAAATATGTTAAGAATTAATAACATTTAATATTTGTTCAATTCGCTCTTCTGTAGTGCCTTTTATAGTTTCTACATTTTTCATCATGTATGCATATTTTCTAATAAAACTTGTAATAGTAAAATCTATAACATCTCTATAGTGTTCATCTGTTTCACGTACTCCATTATCTTCAATAGGCAAGCCATCAGGAGAAATATAAAAAATGTAATCATATTCTCTAATAAATTCTTTCGCATATTCTATAAATTTATCTTTATCTTGGTAAGGTATGGACTTAGCATTTTGAGTAAATGACATTACATCTATTATTGTTCTATCTGTAATAATATCATCATGCATTAATTCAGCACAACGTTCAGCTAAAAACACTGTTTGTCCTTTTAGGGTAGAATCCGTATTTAATGGAATGCCTAAACCATTTAAATATTTACTACGTTCTGTAGCAAAATTATAATTATTAAATTTTGGTAATTGTTTTAGGGCATTAACCAATGTTGTTTTACCTACACTCATTGTGCCACATAATCCTATTTTCATATTAATTCCTGTGGTTTTGTCCTTTAGGTGCTGGTTGTTTATACCAAGGCAATCCTGTTTGGTTTCTAATTGCTTCTTTATGATCTTCTTTACTGTATTGAATACCATATAAATGATATTCTGCTTTCTTTTCATTCCCTTCAGGAATTAAAGCTGGTCCATCCCAGTTATGTAATTTACCATCCCAAATATAAGCGATAGTTCCGTCTGCTTTTTTTAATCTTTGGCTTGCTGGCCACTCGTTTTGTTTTTTTCCCATACTATAATATACGTAATTTATTGTTGTTCTCCAAGGCTTTTTGTAAGTTTTATTTTATTAAGTATAAACGTTGAAAACTGTTTATGTCCTAACCAACTAAAATGTCCATCACTTAAATTTTCATCTATATCAGCTATTATACTATATTTACCTAAAAACCATTCTTTATAAGACCAAAAATAAACTTTAATATTTCTATTAATTAATTCTTTTGATAATGATTTAACTTGATTAAAATACCATTCTGACCATTTATCTTGGTATGGGGCAAAATATTTTTTAGAATAATCTACCGCAACCATTTTACTTTCATCATCACTCCAACCTAAATAATCATGCCAAGATGTTTGTTGGTGGAGATGATTTTGTTCTTTACCATATTTTTTATCAAAAAAAGTACCGGAATTTAAGCTACCTATTTTATTTCTTTTTTTATCATATGCTAATACACCATCTGGGTTAGAGTCAGATATTATAACAATATCATTATTTAACATATTAGGTATTTCATTAATAAATAAACTTAATAAATAAGGATTAGCACCCATCCCATATTTAGGATTTCGTTTTTGATTTAAATTTAATTTTTCAGATACTATATCAACCCAAAGTTTATCATTATCTTTAGGTGGATATAATTTATAATACTCATCTTCTGGTCTACAGCCAGTGCCATGAGTAAATGAATCACCAAAAAACCAAATATTATTCATTTTTTAAAATGTTTTCAGCAACAAATGTACCGTGAGCTCCCGATACCGAAATACCTCTTGCAGAAAGGGCATCTCCTACAAAGTGAACATTTGGGTATTTAGTTAATGAAAGGTCATTATAATTAACCAACGGTTCAGGAGCCAGATATTTTACCTCAGGTACATAGATTCCCCAATCATCTTTCAATGTAGGAAATACTAACTTCATGTCATTGATAAAATCCTCAATGTATTTGTAATATCCTTGAAATGCATCTTTAACTACATCTAAATTTTCTATTTTGGTTGATGATACATCTACTCCTTCTGATGTTGTAGATGGTTCTCTACTTGGACTATAAAATAAACCTGTACTATTTTCTTGTACTTTACCTACTAATTCTCTAGCCCATTTAAATGGTTTATCTATACCTTGTACTTCCATTAATATACCAAAATTAGTCATATCATTTCTAAATGCTTCATCTTTTTTAGCGTGACCATTATAACTGTGGTCTCCATATGTTTCTTCTACTGCTACATATGCAGCATTATTATTTGTACAAAATGATCTTAATGATACACCTTCATTATCAAATTTTCTATATAATTTAAAATCATAAGCAACATCAATTAATTTTTGAAAGTGTTTTTGTGGTGC